TGAAAAGCCTAAACATCATCTTATGACAAAGATCATTAATGTTTGGGAAAATCGTTATCGAGTTAATGTCTATATTGAGATTGAAGAAGATAATCTAACTAAAAAGCGTATTCATAGTAGTTATTTTTGTCACTATAATCCCGGTAAACTAGAAATTATGAGTGGGCCTAGTGGAATTTGTGACAAAATCTGAAAGCATCGCTAAAGACTACCCCTTGACAATGCCGATAACCATGCTATACTTAGAGCATAACGCTAACACAGGAGATTACGATGCCTAAAGGTAAAAAGACTTGTCCGAAATGCAATCACGAAACTGGGCCGCGAGCATATTGCTGTCCCAAGTGCAATTATGTTTTTGCTTTCAAGCCCAAGAGCAAAGAAGCCAAAAACACTAAGATGATTCAGAATGTCAATTGGCGTGAACTTGTTAAGGGTGATCGTATCAAGGTTAATGGCGGCCCATACTTTGTAAGTAAGGGTGAATTTATCCCTATGGGCTATAGAGGTAAGTTTATTGTTGAAGGCGTAGATAGTAATGGTATCCTTGCTTGGGGTATTGACAAGAGTACCGGATTCGCCCATATTTATATGGGTGGAGATATTCAGAATAAAGAAACTGGCGTTTGGAAAACCAAACATAAGTTGATTAAACTTAAGCAGAAAGAAAGGGTTGCCGATGAATCCTAATGAGGATCAAAAAAAGGCATTAGAAAATTTACTGGGCTATAGAGATCAAATAGAAGATAGTTTGGCTGCAATCGAGTCCTTGCTGCAAATCTATTTTTCGGATGAATTTGCTATTGCATATCAGCACTGGCTACCTCAAATAAAAACGGCCCTTAAAGACGATACAAAATGGTTGCCACGCGGACAATATAGTATGGATTATACTATTAATAGGATTTTAGATAAACTGATAAGTGACCAAAATAACGGTGTAAGTAAATATATCAAGTAGACATTGGAGTATAACATGAGCGAAGAACTTTATGCTATCACAAATCTTGATGGATATGTTACCGAAATGCGTCAGGCAGCCGCTTACAGTTTATCGGCTAATTCCGACGATAATCTGGATGACTACATTAGCCTTAGTCAAATGATTAATTTGGTCAAGAGCGAATGTGTTGGATATGATGATTATGATCGTCCTCTTTTGAATGAAGATGCTAATGAAAAGATTTATGAGTCTACTGTAACTTGGATACATAATGTTGGCCTAGCCAGATTAGCAGCAAAAGATTTGGTTCAATGTGCTTGGGATGATAAGGCCAATGAAATGATTTTTTGGGCTAATCCCGAACTAAATCAAAAGACTACTGTAAAGAGAAAGAGAAAATCTAATGACAAACCTACCAGTCGAAGAAATAAGAAGAAAGATTAGGGATCTTGAAGATAAGATACATGATTGTAAAGCATACATATCATCAGATTTTTGCATTAGTTGTAATGAAATGTATGCAAATATAAAAAAATATGAAGCAGAACTTACTGCTCTAAAAAATGAATTTTGTGATTGAAACTAGAAAGTTTTGACTCAAGGGTTGACAAGTCACTAACCGATGATATAATGGTAACAGTACGAACATAAATATTTGGGGCGGAAGGTAAGCCGGTTGCATCCGATACTCTTATAAGGTATTCATAGGTAGGTTCGACTCCTACTCGCCCTATTTTTAAACTTGCTTTTGATGAAAGATAAACTATAATATCATTAACGCTAATCACATCAAAACAAGGAAAGTTTATGAAAAATCGTTCGATTTTAGTATTCCTAATAACACTATTAGTATTATCGGCAGGATTTAATATTGTGTTAATACAAAAAAATATTAGGCTAAACAACACCATAAATAAAACACAGTCCTATGTTTCCGATACCGAATTAAGAAACATACAGCAAGAAATTGAACAACTTTCTAAGCAAAAATATATTCAACAAAATTCCAATAATATTCAATATGATGTAAAGACAAAAAAGCCAATAAGCAATTTTTGATTTTTGATATATTCTTGTAGGTGTATAAATAAATAGCCTTCCAAACTATTGATCTTTATGATCGACCCACCTATAAGAAAGAGAAAACATGAAATATAGACTATTGTTTATCGGCCTACTTTCAGTTTTATTTGCTTCATTAACAATGAATGTTATTCACTCAGAGTCACTGGACGTTGCTAAAGAAACAATACAAATTAATGAAATGGTTCATTCAAAAGTTATCAATAGTTTACACGATAGATTGTTAGAGTTAGAAGATTGAGGGTGCGTAAAGGTTTCGACTACATATCGGAGATCATATTAGCAAGTAGTGGTTGATCGACCGGCCACTTTAAAAGTCGATTAAACGCTTTAACTGGCGAAACTCAGTTAGCACTTGCTGCCTAACTAAAACAGGCAGTAACAGACTGCGATTGCGAATGAGGGTAGCGATCAAAAGTCTGTCGTTAAATCCCTCTGCACTTACAATATCCAACGGGTTGTAGGTTAAGAGCAGTTGGTAAGATGGGATAAGTCTTGTTTGTTCTGTAAACCCATTTAACTTATGAACAAAATAAACTTGTAGAAGATGTTTTTGATGCTATGATAGGACGCGAGTTCGACTCTCGCCGCATCCATTATGACTAGAAAAGTATGTGCATACTGTGGTAAAAGGAAAAATAAAGGAAGTTTTCCAAAACATAGTATGTACAAAGATAATCTAGATAGTCGCTGCAAAAAGTGTGTTAAAAAACAATCTAAAATTCGCGGTAAACTTCATAAAAAAGCACCACATCGTCCAGAACTTTGTGAGTGTTGTAAAAAAATACCATTAAAATGGTGTTTGGATCACGATCATTCTGATGATAGTTTTAGAGGATGGATTTGTGAGCGTTGCAACACCGGATTAGGAAAATTAGGAGATAATCTTGAAGGTATTGTCAATGCTATGAATTATTTATTAAGTCGTAAAAAATAATCAAATGAAACCCTGGATGAGTGATGATGAAATACAAAAAATTTCTGGGTATTTAGATACTAACGATGTATGTTTTGAATGGGGTTCTGGTGGATCTACATTGTTTTTTTCAAAATTCGTTAAACATTATACGTCCATAGAATATGATATTAATTGGTATAATAAAATAACAGATTGCATATATCAAAATAATTTAACTAATATAACATATCTCTATTGTCCGCCAGATAACGATATTAAATTACCAATATTTCATGAACAAAGTAATCCAAAAGATTTTATTAGCTATATTAATATAATTGATAATTTATCTAATATCAAATATGATAAAATTTTTATAGATGGAAGATCAAGAGTGGCATGTGCCAAAAAAGCATTAAGTTATATAGATAAAAACTCTATAATTTTTGTTCATGATTTTTTTGATCGAAAAAATTATTTACCAATTTTAGAAGATTATATGATAGTTGACAGCGTTAAACATGGTCAGTCCCTAGCAATCTTAAAGAAAAAGACTTGACAGTGCTGATACAGTATGGTATACTGCAAAGACACAAGGAGAAATTGGAAAATGACTCACGATTTTAATTATGTTTGGGATATGGTTCGTGATCTTAGGGCCACTAGCAGCACTATTGATAAGCAGGGAATTATTGAGGATTATTGCAACCATAACTCTGCCGCTGCAAATTTTGCTAAGAAAATTCTACTCTATACTTACCATCCTCTTTGGCAATATAATGTTACCAGCGATAACCTCAAAAAGAAAAACTCTTTGAGAGGAAAGTCTTACAACAATTTCTTTGATCTTCTAGATAATCTAAAGAGTCGCAAGATTACTGGTCACGATGCCATTGGAGCAGTGCATACTTTTATTGATAGTCAGGCAAATAAAAACAATATTGAAGAACTTATTTACTGCATCATTGATAAGGATTTGAAAACCCGTGCTGGTGACAAGATTATCAATAAGGCTATTCCTGACCATATTCCAGAGTTTAGTGTTGCTCTTGCTGATAAATATGAGCCTAAACTTGTAGATTGGAAGGATGGCTGGTATGTTAGTCGCAAAATTGACGGGGCCAGATGTATCGCTATTGTTGATGAAAATGGTGATACCTCTTTCTTTTCACGAACCGGAAAGACTTTTGATACCCTTGATATTGTTGCTGGTGGAATCAAGGCACTGGGAATTACTAATGTTGTATTTGATGGTGAACTTTGTTTGGTTGACGAGGATGGTAATGAAGATTTTCAGGGGATTATGAAACAACTGAAGAAGAAGGATCATACTATTCCTAATCCTTCATACAAAATTTTTGATATAGTTAGTCATGATGAATTTTATAGTAAGAAAGGTGAAAAAAATAAGCCATATTCTATTCGCTTGGCTAACTTGAATGAAGTTATGAAAAAGAATGAGTGTCAGTGCCTTACTGTTCTGTATCAAGAACTAATTGAGGATGACGAACATTTTGCTGAATGGTCTGTTACGGCAAAAAATGATGGATGGGAAGGTCTGATGCTTCGTGCTGATGAACCATATAAAGGCAAGCGATCCAAAGACCTCCTAAAGTTTAAAAGTTTCTTTGATGATGAATATGAAGTGGTTGATGTTGAAATGGGGCCGTTTCGTTATGTATTGAATGGTAAAGAGCATGAGGAAACTATGCTTTCTTGCGTAATGATTAAGCACAAAGAACATATTGTTCGCGTTGGTAGTGGTTTCTCTATTGACCAGAGGCAGGAGTTCTATTGCAATCCATGTAAAATTCTTGGACAAATAATCACTGTTCAATATTTTGAAGAAACCAAAAACCAAGACGGCGGAATTAGTCTAAGATTTCCTACTTTCAAGATTTTGCATGGAACTACAAGAACAGTATAGAGATGGAATTAATCTTAAAAAAACTTACCGATGTATGCGACTTACTAAATAATCAATGTATTATAACTGGTAGTTGTGCTGATTTTTTTCATATAGACTATAAAGACATAGATGATATAGATGTTATTATAGAAACTCAACAGTTTAATCAGAGTATGTTGGATGATAAGCGTATAATTATAATTGCAAAATTAGTGTCTAAAAAAGATGGTCACTTATTATATAGGTGTCTATTTAATCTGACTAAACTAGATATTTTAGTTAAAGATACAAACTTAATAGATTTTGAAGTAGAATTAATATCTTATAATGATAAAAAATATACAGTTTGTTCTAAAAAATCCAGATATAATCAATTAATAAACAATACATATAGAAAACTCAAAAATGAAGCACATATTGCTAAAAAATTAGAAAAAGTTAACGAGCGCATCAAATTATATGAATTTATTATATAACTAAATAGATATCCATCTTACTAAATTAAAGCTATTAAAGGAAATACCATTGAATCAAAATATTCCAATATTTTGCATTAACTTAAGAAGAGCCAAAGAACGTAGGCAATTAATCGAAGATGAATGGATTGCTAAATTGGGATTTAATATCCTATTTTTTGAAGCATTTGATAGAAAAGAAATAGACGAAAATAATAATTTTATATACGAGTATCATCCTAAAAATGCTATCTTAAAAATTAAAAGACCATTAAACACGGGCGAGATTGCTTGTGCAACTTCATTTGGTTTATTGACAGAAGTAATATTAAAACTAGGAATAGATAAAGTTATTATAATGGAGGATGATATTTCCCCATTATTTAAATCTAAAGATGAATTTTTTTATATTCTTAATCAAGGTATTGAGGAGTATCCCAACTCAGAAGCATTTATCATGCACAAACCTTTAAGCAATTGGCTATGGGAGCCATCAGATGATAAGTTTTACGAGCGTAAACAATATTTTTCTCTTCTAAAAAGAGCGCCATATGGTACTCAGTTCATCTATTTTAATTCTAGACAAGGAATTCAAAAATATCACGATGCTGTCATTAAAATGCAATATCCTGCAGATTTAGTTTGGAATGATATTTTTACTCCAGATAAAACAATGGTTTATGCTAATAATCCATTAGTTTCGCATGACAATACTTCAAATAGTACAACTTATATAGGTAACGAATATCGTGGAATAAAAAGAAGATATATCAATGATTAAGGATGCTATATTTATATCTGCCGGAAAAAATGAAGACCTTGCTACTTATTGTTTAAAATATCATAAAAATAATTTTGATATTTTTGTAAATATTTACGAGGACTTTTCTGCAAAACCATTTATAGAAAAAAATGCTAAAAAATGTTTTTATTATTCAACTACTAAATTTATAGCCCTAAGTAGAATATATAAAGAATATCTAAGCGAATATAATACTGTCTCTGTTTTTGATGACGATGGAGTATTCATGGATGGATCACCAGAAGATTTGGTCAAATATATTTATAACTATAACTTAGATATAATTTCACCAGCACAACATCCTTATGGTAAAATAAGTACTTATATTGATAGAGTAACTAGACTCCATGATGGAGATCATAAATATAGAATAACTAATTTTATTGAAATGAATTTTCCTGTATTTAAAAATACAGCACTGAAACAATATATGGATATTTATGATGGTAAACTATGTGGCTATGGGAATGACTGGTGGTTCCTCAATGTATTAGATGCTAATAATAAAAATAATTGTGCCATAACAGATAAAGTTGTTATATTTAATCCTCGATATTATCAAAAAAAATACTCTGATAAAAAAAATAAAACCACTGATATAGATCATTTTATGTCTCCAAATGATAGAAAAAAACAATGGCTAGAAACTATGCAAAAATATGATCTAAAAATGTGGGAAATCAGTAATAAGTCAATAATTTATTAATTTGTTGATAGCGATACAACAACGATTCAAGAACCGCCGCTTGACAAGCCGATGTTAGTAGTGTAGAATAGCAGCATACCACTTGTAACACGCTTTGGAGAAAACTATGATCGTTGAAAATACTGTAATTCCTGTTCAAAATACTGTCATGGATAAGACTAAGGCAGATATTTTCTTTGAAACTTTTCCGCGAGATAAAGTGGTTTCTTACAAAGAATATTGGGAGAGCGTTCGTCCTCAAAATGTTGAAGATATTTTTCGCCGTTATCTGTTCGCCTATTGCAGCGTCCATACTACATGGAAGGGCAATTGTGCAGGATACAATGCTATCAAGAATTTTAATGAGTGGATCGACAGCAAGGAAACTCTGCTGAAGAAACTCCATAAGAGTGGTGTTGGACTTCACAATAATAGAACCAATTATATTTGGGACTTTAGTGAGAAGTTCTGGGCCAATCCTAAAGACTTTTATTTTACTACGAAGAAAGGTCATGTCAAAAAGCGTGATAGTATTCTGAATAAGATCAGTGGCATTGGGTTGGCTAAGATTAGTTTTGCTCTTGAAATGATTCATCCTAATGAGGCAAGAGTATTGTGCGGCGACGTTCATCAACTTCGACTTTACGATATGGAGCATCTCAAGTATAATAAGAGTAAGAGTGGTTCGACCATGTATAAAAAGATGGAGCGTCACTGGATGGTAAATTGTGGCAAGCACAAGATTCCATCTTATATTGCTCGTTCTATCTACTGGGATGCTCTGCAAAAGAAGGATGATAGTAGATACTGGAGTTTTGTTCTGGAGGATTAATTATGAGTACAAATGGTAAAGGATCTAAAAGACGCCCAAAATCAGTAGATCAAGAAACATGGGATAAAAACTATGAAAGAATCTTCAGAAAAAACAAAAATACTAAATATGATAAAGTTCCAAAAAAATAAAACCTCATTTATACTTTGTGATTGCAAAAGTGAGGTTTTAGTTTTAGAGTATGATGATGAATATGATCTTATGGAACTGTCAATATATGAAAATCTGTCATCTTATAGTCATAAAATGTCATTTTGGCAGAAACTACGCTATATTTATCAGGTCTTAGTAAAAGGTAGGCCATATTCTGATCAAATGATCTTAAATAAAGAGCAGATCAAGCACATGGCTAATTTTTTAACTTCAATAGACTAAATTAGTGTATATTTAGTTGGAGGGTACTAATATGGAATACGATGTATATATTCAAGATAACTTTTACAAAAGAATTTCAGCAAACTTTGTCTCAGATATTTTGAGAATAGTCACCCTTGATATTCATAATAATCTTGTCCCAAATTTTGACAATTCTAGGCCAGCATCAATAAAGATCATTCCCGTAACAAAATAATATGGAGTCATATTATGATTATGAAAAACACAGTTACCGATGAACTCGTTAACAAGATTTATCATCTAACTAAAGCCCTAGATACCGCAAAAGATGCTATCAGTACGCTGCAAAAAGAAAATGAAAATCTTAAAAGTCTATTGGAAAACATTAGCGGCGATCATATAGAATATCACGAACACGAATATGCTGGTGCTGTATGAGTTTAAATAAGTCAAGATCCAATAGAGTATTTTTAGGAGTTTGTGGAGGATTAGCAGAGTCAACAGGGATTGATGCTCCAATAATAAGACTAGGTTTTATTTTAGGAACTATTTTTACAGGATCTCTTTTATTTTGGATATATTTGGTATTAGGACTAATTCTTCCATCTAGGGACTAATGATACATTTTCTTGCAGATACCCATTTTGGACACAATAGGGTTATTGGATATTGTCAGCGACCATTTTCATCAACAAAAGAAATGGATGACACAATTCTAGACTCTATAAACAGTGTGGTTAAACCAAAAGATACTCTTTATTTTCTTGGAGATTTTTGTCATAAAGGTGGAGATCCCAAAAAATATCGTAAAAAAATAGAGTGCGAAAATATCCATATAATTCTTGGGAATCATGATAATATAGAAAAATTTTCTTTAAAAGATTTTAGTAGTATAAATACAATTAGTGAAATTATTCACTGCAATCAAAGAATAATTCTGTTTCATTATCCTATGAGAGCATGGAACAAAAGTTATAGAAATAGTTGGATGCTCTATGGTCATGTTCATGGCAGACTTCATAACGAAGATATGTCTCTAGGACGCTATACGCTTGATGTAGGAGTCGATAATAAAAGGAATGGAGTACAGTTTGGCACACCTTGGAGTTTTAAACAGGTTCAGTGTCTATTCTCTGACAAGAAAAAGAAATTTTCAAGACTACCCAGTTGACAAGCCGATACACTGTGTTAGAATGATAGAGTTGACGCGAGGGATTCAATCATGTTGGTTGACTCGCTGAAACAAGATTGGAAATGATTTGGAGGTTGATTATGGCTGAAGTTACTACGGTTGAGAAGCAGAGTCGCGTTCGTTGCAGCGACGAGCAGTTCCTTGAGGCAGTTTTTTCCAGCAAGACTTATGCTGAGATTGCTTCTAAGACAGGTCAGAAGATTGCTAGTACAGCGGCTCGTTATGCTCGTACTAAGGCCGCTCTGGCTAAGAAGGGCATTGAACTTCCTGAGATGGAACGTGCGAAGCCTGTTAAGACGGTTGATAATGTTGAGGCTATGGCAGAGGTTGTTCGTCGCCTCAAGGCTCATGCTAACGGTTGATTAAAACCAAAAGGGTGATCGGCTACAATACTTAAATGGTTGAGGCACAAAAAGTATTCAACCTCAAATCATTACTTGTTGTAGTCGGTCACTTTATGGGAGTGTAGTCCAAAGGCAGAGACAGTGGACTTAAAATCCATACAGTGTGGGTTCGACTCCCACCACTCCTACTATTCTTACTCTAACTTAAAGGAACTGAAATGAGCAAAAATTCTCTGGAACTTTACAAAATTGGCAGTAAAGTTAAGTTAACAGACGATGTTTATGGTACTATTGTAGGTATTCATATTACGGGAGATAACAATGTGACCTATGAATGTGGTTGGTGGAACTCGCGTTCTTATGCTACAGAAAATTTTGCATCTAACGATATTGAAGTTACAGTAGCAGAAAAAACTAAAATTGGCTTTATTTCATGAATCACAATTCAAATCCTCTAGATTATCTCATAGAACTTTGTGAGACTGCTGTTAATACTGGTAAGTGGAATTTGACACAATTCACAATTCTTAATGCCAAAGATGAACTCCGTAAACTAAGAGAATCTAAAAAAGATTTGGCGATTGAAGCGTATAATGCTAATCAATTTGCTGTAGACGAGATGAATCGCAATCTTGATTATAAGAATATTGCTTGGGCAACTATTAATAGTCGTGGAGATTTTTACAATCTAACTTTACATTATAACAGATTCGCCAATCAGGATGCTTTAATCCCATTGTATTGTAATAAAAAGGAGTTTCAAGAAAAGTATGGTAAGTTATCCAAATAGACTCTTTAAGGGATGGTGTTCTAATGAAGGTAATCCACGATCTCGTATTCTTCATTATCATATTTATACTGTGCGAGATATTACTGACTACGCTGGCGGCACGATTCCAGAAGAAGTAGATTCTTTAGAAGAATATTTTAATACTGATTTGATGGCTAAGGACGATCCTTACTACGCAGTTTATGCAACATTTAAGATGGATGTTCAAAGAGGTCCGATTAAAGTTTTTGAAACTCCAGATTTAAAAGTGGCGGTTTATATTGTTGAACAATTAACTGGTAATACGGTCAAAGAAGATGAAGTATACAATTGAATTAGATCACTCCGGTGAAGGTGGTTCTGCTGAATTTTATCCTATAAAAGAAGATAATAGACTAGGATTCAAACAGTTTCGTAATAAAAAATTCGCAACAAAGGCTTACGAAAAACAAAAACTTTTGAGCAAGTATAATTTAGCACCAAAGGTTATTGGATCTGTTTGTAAAATGACTTATAGACTACCTATTCATGAAGCATTACCTGGAAAATTTTATTCTTTTCAAACCAACTGGGGATACGTTACAGAAAAAGCGAGAATTCTTGACGAAAAAGTTATGAAAAAGAGACTGAAAGATATTCAGAATCTCGTAGAAACTATTGAGAACAAAACTCGTCTTAGATTTTGGGATTGTCATTATTGGAATATAGGATATATTAAAAGAAATAATAAGGCTAAATTAGTTTGTATTGATACTGGGCCTGAGAGTTTTGACCGCGATGCTAATGCTTGGGGATTTAATAAACCTGGGCCAAAATGCGATTATTGCGACAAATATCAGTGCGATTGTTCAGATGGTTTTTGGTCTGAATAATGGTGTATTTCTTAATAAAGGAGTAATGCCATGTCTAAAGAATTCGATCAGATACTAAAAGAACTAAACAAACAAAATAAAGATCTTCACAGTATTGATGTTCAAATATCAAAAGCGCTAGTTAAAGACATTAGCGATCTAAAAAAATCCGTTAAAACTATGGAAAACCGAATGATATTAATGGAAAATGTTTTAACTCAATTATTTGAAATGATTAATAATCTTACTATTTTTATAGACGAAGCAGAAGATATAGCCAATAGTGAGGATTTAGACGATGAAGAAGATTGGACTCCATATGACGAGAGAAACTTTTCATACGATGACGATAATGATCAAGAGGATATAGGTGGAGATAATTATTGGAGCAGTCATGAGGATGACAGTTGATAGAGAGATTATTAACAGATCATATACTAAATAAGCCAAATAAATATGTTCATGATTACATATCAAATCTAAAAAATAAAAATATAATCTACTATGAAATTGGTATAGGATTAGGGGCAACAGTATTTGACGTAGCCAGACTGCTAAATAATAGTGGTCAAATATATTTGTTCAGTTATAAATCTGATTGTAAAGAATTAGAATATGATCTATCCAGATTAGGATATACTAACCTAATAATTAAA